TAAGTAGTTGAAATTAAAAATAAAAACACCCTTATATATATATATATTACCACTTTACCAGATATATATATAAGGGGAGGGGTAAATGTATTTTTTTATTTTTTTTATTTTTTTACATATATTTCTTATAGTATGTTTTTGGCCGGTAAAGCTGGTAAAGTGGTAAAGCAGTCAAAAAAAGTCAATAATATCAATCACTAAACGCATCACGCATCATTACCATAACGCGAAGCCGCCACCAGTCCAAAATGGTAAAGAATAATTTCAAGCACTTACAGAACTCTCCAATATCGCCGCGTTATTTTTGGAGAGATTTCATAATTTTCAAAACTAGACTTTCCAACATTTCAAGCTAGAATAAATACATTACGTTAAACCATGTTAAGATAATTCTATGAAAAAAGGCCTATCCCCATTACAGGAAAAGTTCTGCAAGCTATATCATAAAACTGGTAATGCTACGCGTTCGTATATTAATGCTGGGTATCAAGCGAGAGGTAGAATCGCTGAGTCTAATTCTTCTCGCTTGCTAAGAAATGACAAGGTTCGTAATAGGCTACAGGAGCTTGAAAAAGCGGCTTCTAAGCGCGCGGAAAAAAGTATCGACGATCTCATAGCTAAAAACGTGGAAATCGCTTTTAGCCGCCTTTCTGATGTCATAGAAATCTATAATGGTGAGGTTAGGCTCAAAGACGAGGGCGACTTAGAAGTTCTTGATGGTATCAGTTTTTCTAAAAGTGAATCCAGTTCGAGTTCCGATAAAGGCGACTCAACTTCAATTTCTAAATCTTTATCAGTAAAAAGGCCTGATCGAATTAAGGCACTACAAGAAATAGCTAGACTAACTGGTGTTTATGAAGAACAAAAACGAAGAGCAGAAAAAGAAGGTGATTCAGAAGATCGAGGATCTAAGCTTGAATCAATTCTTGGATCTCTTAACCGATTTAAAAAATAGAAACGACGAGGAAGCGTTTTATGATGCAATTTATTTTCGTTGTCGTTCTGATATTGAGGCCTTTGCTATTATCTTCTTTCCGCATTATTGTGGGTTCCCTTTCAACAGTTTTCACTATGATACATTCCGAGATTACAAGTTTGGCGAACGTGCGGTTAGGCGAAGTTCGGCCGCGCCTAGAGGCTTCGCAAAAAGTACGATCAAAGTTTTGTTTAAGCCGATCCATGACGTTTGTTATAAGTTGGAGAAATTCACTGTCATACTATCTAACACTGAAGCTCAGTCGTCACAAAAGCTTAAAGATATACAAGCAGAATTCCTTACGAATGACTTGCTTATTACTGTTTATGGCAGATTTATACGCGGCAGAAAGGCTGGTGCGACGGACTTTATTGCATACAATGGATCTTGGTCATGCCGTCTTCTTGCAATGGGCGCTGGTACGGAAATGCGAGGTATCAGGTATCGTGATGCTAGACCATCGAAAATCATACTTGATGACGTTGAACATTCTACAGAAGTTGAAAACGAGTTATTACGAGATAAAGTGGAACAATGGTATTTTGATGTGGTATCTAAAATCGGTGATGAGAAAACCAACATCGAAATTGTTGGAACAATACTGCATGAAAGGTCACTCCTAAGAAAGCTCCTGGATAATCCTAGATACAAAGGCAGAGAATATAAGGCCATTATCTCATGGGCAGATCGTCGGGATCTTTGGGATAAGTGGACTCAGGTTTATATTAATCTTGATGACGATGACCGTATTGAAAATGCTCGAAGTTTTTATGAATCTAATATCGATGAAATGCTCCAAGGCGTAGAGGTTTTATGGCCTGAAAAAGAGCCTTACTATGCTCTCCAAGAAGAAATAATTGAAACTGGTATCAGATCGTTCATGAAAGAAAAGCAAAACTCTCCAATGAGCGACGAAGAAAAGGTTTTTAATCCCGAGAATATATGGTGGTATCGCGAAGTTGAGAAGGGTTTATTAATTGAAAGAACTAACGTGCTTATTCCATGGCAGGCATTAACTGCAATGGGCGCGATAGATCCTTCAACTGGTCAACGTAAGGCCAGTCAAAACAAGAAATCCGACTTTACTTGTATTCCATCTGGTTACGTCGATCAGAAGAAAAGGTTATTTGTCGACTCTGACTTCACCAAAAGGGCGACTCCATCAGAATTTGTCAAAAAGATCTTTGAACTACACGAACAATACAATTATTATAAGTTTGGAGTAGAAACGAATCTTTTCAGAAACTTATTACTTGACAATATAAGAGCAGAAAGGGATCGGATCGAAAAAAGCAAAGGCAAGAGGATCGATATTAAATTTTACGATATTGACCTCCACGACAACAAAGAAAAGCGTATTTACTCAATGGAGCCTAAAGTTTTTCATGGGCATATTCTGTTTAATCGTGAAAAAGTTAGTACAGAATTTATGAATCAACTGTATGATTTTCCTAAAGCGGTTCATGATGATTGTCCCGATGCGTTGGAAATGTTGTGGGGATTGGTGCAAAATAAATATAAAGTAGGTACAATAAATAAATCAGCGGTTCAGGGGTAAATTATGAAAACTAGAAATATTAAGCTTTGTGCCTATTTAAAAACTAAAGGCATTAATCCTATGGAAATCATCAAGATCTCAAAAGGTCGCGCTGAATATGTTTATGATATTGATTTAAAAGATTGGCAAAAGCATCAGGTAGAATTTAATAGTTCGACTTTTCTCGACTATGCGAATGCTCTTGATGCGATAAAGGACTTAGCTTACTAATGGCAGCAAAGCTATCAAGATATGTATTCAGAAGAATAGGGAAAATGATAAAAGCTAATATCGATTCAATACCCAAAGGCAAACTGCACAAACTAAAAAAACTAAAGAAGAAGAAATAGGAAGCGCAAATGAACGGAAACGGCAGACAATATATAAATCGTGGAAAAAGATTCTTTGGTATGTCTCGTTCAGAAAAAAGAGCGAATAATATATTAGGGGTCAATCAAAACGGCTTTGGGGTAAAGGGCGCTCATCATAGGTCTAATATCATCAAAACCGTAGATCGTTATCTTGATGGCTCGGTTTACGATGGTTTGTCAGATTGGAGTGAAGGTTGTTATGACGATGATTCATATATCCCAATTGATAAAAGAAAGCCTAAAATCATATTCCCCTTTGCTAAAATCTTCTCTGATCGTGTATCAAGCAAGCTTGTCGGTGCTTCTACTTTTCCAAAGTTCAAGATTGAAGACGATGAAGAAGCCGAGTTCTTTTTAAATAACCTCGTGGTTCCTGGGTCTTTCTTTAGGGCCAAAATGTTAGGAGTAGCAAAAGATTTAATTCTTAGGACTTCTTCTTTTGCTAGATTCAAGTTCTCTGATGGCAATGTTCAGATCATGCGGTATAACTCAAATTACTGCTACCCTGAATTTGATAATTCAGGAGGACTAGAGAAAGTCGATATTAAATATGTCTACAAGACAAACGAAACTGACTCTTCTTCTGGTCAAATGATCAAGCGTTGGTACAAAGAAAGCTTAACCAAAAATACTGATATACTTTACGACAATCCAGTTTACAAAGAAAACTCTGAGCCTGTATTTGAAGTCGTAGAATCTGCCGAACACAACTTAGGCTTTGTTCAGGGAGAGTGGTTTAGAGTCGGTGATGACATTCATTCCCCTGACGGTGAAGATGATCCAATTATCTATCAGATGACTGAGTTTATCGACGCTATCAATTACAATCTCTCCCTTTCTGATCAAGCCGTTAACTACGGTACTGAGCCACAGCTTGCAATATCTGGGATGGACACAGAGGACGCAGAAAGCCTCATTAAATCAGCTACAAAAACATGGCTTCTAGGTCGTGAGGGTAAAGCCGACTTTTTGGAAATTGGAGGATCTGGCGTATCTAATGCAAGGGATCAGCGTGACGATTACCTTAAAATGTTTCAGCATATTGCTAGGGTAGTTTTGTTAGATCCTGAAAAAATGGCAAAGAACGCTCAGTCGGGCAAAGCAATGGAAGTCATGCATGGGCCATTGGTCGAGCTAATTAATGAACTTAGGCCTTGGATGGAAAAAGGCATGATCGGGATGCTTCAAAAGATCTCGACTACAGCTATACTTTTAAACCTTCAAGGCTTTGAAACTCAATTTCTTATGCCTAAAGGTTGGCAGCCTCAATCATTAAATATCAAATCGATCTGGCCTCCAATATTTGAGCTAACAACTCAAGACAAACAGCAGATTGTTTCCATCGGACTTCAGGCCGCAAGTGGTAATGTAATTTCTCGTGATACTGCTCTAAGATGGATTCAATCTCAAGGCGTCGATTTTGGCGTTGATGATTATGAGCTAGAAGTTCAGAAAGTTAATACCCAACAGAAGTTTAATACGTTCATGTTCTAAAAAAGGTGATTATGTTTAGTAATATATGGAATTGGATTAAAGATTTATTCAGAGAAAAAGAGCCGACTAGACCTCATGAGCCTATCGATCCAGTTAAAGATCCTTCAGGTGAACTATCTATGTCTGAAAGAGTTTATGCGGCACTTGCCCAGCATAATGGCATGAAAGAGGTTAGGGGATCAGGTAACAACCCTGACATTGTTAATATGTTCAATGTGGTTACTGGTAGGGATTACCCAGACTCTACTCCATGGTGCGCTTTATATATGTGCTACTGCTTAATTCAGGCCGGGTTCAAAAACTTTAATACTCTCCTGGCCAGAGACTTTATGAAAGTAGGCCGTGAAGTTGATTTAGAGGATGCTGTACGGGGTGATATTGCCGTTTTTAAACGTGGGAATTCATCTTGGAAAGGACACGTTTCTGGGTTCATTAAAGTAGATGGCGATAGAATATTGTGCCTTGGGGGAAATCAATCTGATTCGGTTAATCTTCAATGGTATTCACTTCATGACCTTTTATCCATCAGAAGAATGAGGAAAGAAGATTTATCTGAAGTCAGGGATATTCCAAGTAGGCCAAACATTCCTGATCATGCTGCACCTTCATGGGGTAATGACTTTTTCAGTGAAGCAGAAATGAAAGAAATCAAAAAAATGATTGATGAAAGGCTTTCTGTTCTGAATCCAAAAGACGTTTATAAGTTTAATAAATATTATTCTGACTTAACTATTAATGCCAGGACTGATTTTTGGTTAGTCTTATTGTCGGCCATGGCCAAGAAAGAAAGCAACCATGATCCAAGCCGTGCTTACAAGGAATCTTTTAGGGATACAAGAGGTAATTACATTATTTCTCGTGGGTTATTCCAGTTATCCCCTGAATCAGTAAATGGATATAATAAGTTTGCTAGTCACTTCCCGAAAGTTACTTCATCTACTCTCCATGACAAGATGGTAAATACAAGATGGGCAATTGTGATATTATCAAGGTGGGTAAAGAAAGATGGTGTCATTTATTCAGAGTCCGATCCTTGGAAGGGTGGGGCAAGATATTGGTCAGTATTGAGAAATAATGATCGAACTGAATTTATTATTGAAGATTGTTTAAAGAGGTATTCATGAAGAAATTAAACCTTCTAAAAAAATTGGTCAAAGGCACTGCTGCTGGTGGAATTACAGGTTACTCTGCATCTTTCGTGACAAGTACACCAACAGAGGAAGACAAGAACAGCATTAGAGGTTTACAAGTGGGTGCTGCGTTAGGTGCAGGAATGGCAAGCGCAATCCCTATCGCCAGAAGCAAAACTCTAAGAAAGGCAGGAAAAGCCGCAGGGAAAGTTATTTTCCGTAGAATTGGCGGTCGAGTCGTCCCAATTAGGAGATAATAATATGAGCGATATTACTTTCAGAAAAATTAACGGAAGAATTGTCCCTATCAGAAAAAAAGATGGAAGCAATCCCACAGTAGGGGCCGGAAAAATTACCGCTGGTGC